TAGAGGTCACGCTTGACGATCTTACAGCCGGTTACAGTCGCCAAAAAGATTACACCAGGAAAACACAGGAAATCGCGCAAGAGAAACAAACGCTTGCACAACAGCGATCTGAGTTAGCCGAAAAAGATAAAGTCTATTCAGAATTGTTACCGCGTTTGCAACAAAACTTGCAAAACGAATTGGGAAACGAGCCTGATTGGGCCACAGAATATGCAGAAGATCCAATAGGATATGTTCGGAAACGCGATTTATGGAATGAAAAAAAGGAACAGTTGAACGCTGTTAGTGCAGAGCAAGATAGACTCAAAGAGGAATCTTCTCAAAAATATAATGAGCAAGTTGCAAATTATATGAAATACGGTGAATCAGAGTTGCTTAAAACCATTCCCGAATGGAAAGACACAAATCTTGCCACAAGTGAAAGAACCGCAATCCGCGACCACGCGATAAATGACTTAGGTTTTAGCGCACAAGAAGTGGATAAAATTTTCGATTATCGGTTTGTTAAGGTTTTAAGAAATAGTTTGCTACATTCTAAAACAATGAAAGCAAGCAAGAAAAACCCAAAACAGAAAGCCGCTGCTAGAGTTGGCCGACCAGGTACAGTTACCCAAAGAAAAACGACAACATCTCTGAAAAAGGCTCAAACGAGGCTTCGAAAATCAGGCAAAGTCAAAGACGCTGCCAAAGTTTTCGAGCAAATACTTTAACCTTTAATTTCCGGTTTACCGGAAAGGAGAAAACAGCATGGCGCAAGTTACCAATGCTTTTGACACCTATGAGGCTACCTCGGACAGAGAGCAGTTGTCAGATATTATCTACAACATCTCTCCTACTGATACGCCCATGATGTCGGCAGCAGGAAGAAACAGCATCAGAAATGTTGTGTTCGACTGGCAAACAGAAGTAATTCCAGCCGCAGTCGGTACAGGTCAGCTTGAGGGCTTTGAGCTTTCAAGGGCAGCCAGTACAGCGACAACGCGAGTGACTAATGTTGCGATGATTCAAAGTAGGGATTCAACCTCTACCGGATCACAGCAAGCATCAGATCCAGCCGGAGTTAAATCTCAAATAGCTCATTTCATGGCTCTCAATGCGAAAGCATTAAAGAGGGATATGGAAATGGCGATGTCAGGCAACTATGCAAAAGTCACAGGAACTGTGACTGCAGTAAGAGCTACTCGATCATTTGAGGCATGGCTTACATCCAATGTTTCTGCGGGATCAGGCGGGGCCAATGGGTCAGCTTCAGCCGCAAGGACAGATGGAACTAAACGCGATCTCACCGAGGCACTATTTAAAGGGGTTCTGGAAACAGGATTCGGAAATGGTGCTGACATGAGTTTGGCGATTTGTGGCCCTTATAACAAAACAGTTATATCGGGATTCACAGGTCGTTCTTCTGCTAGGCAGATTATTGATGCCACAACAGTAGAGGCGAGTGTGAGTCTGTATGCGAGTGATTTTGGCGAGCTAAAAATTGTTCCATCAAACTTTAGCAGAGAGCGATCTTTGTTACTGGTTGACCCGGAATATTTGGCGGTTTCGTATCTCAGAGATTTCAAAGCTATTGATATAGCTACGATTGGAGATGCGATCACAAAATTGCTAGTTGTAGAATGGGGATTACAAATGAGCAATCAAGCTGCTCATGGAATAGTCGCTGATATTAATACATCATAATAGGTGCTAAACCTAGGGTGCGCTGAAATGATAGGCGCACCCAACATCGCATGACAATAAAACGAACAACAGTTGATTTAAAGCACAACTTTAAATCTGAATTTATAACGCAAGATGATAAGAATATTTATCATACGCAACAGAATGTGCAGCCTGTGATTGACCAGGTAAAAGTGTTCAGCGAAAATACGCCTGGCAAAACACTCAGACACGCGGCAGAAATACCAATGGTTGTCTGGAACAAGGCACTACGCGAGGGCTGGCACAGCGACAAAGTAGCCTGGAAGAAGTGGCTGAACGATCCAGACAATAAAGCCTTTAGGGTTTGGAAAGGAAAGATATGACTTACGATGAACTAAAAACCGAGATAGCCAACTTTCTCAACAGGTCTGACTTAACGAGTCAAATGGACTTTTTCATTGACCAGACCGAGGCAGAGTTTAACCGCAGATTGCGGGTTACAGACATGGTTAAACGAACAGTTGCAAGTGCTGATGCACAATACCTGACTTTGCCGACTGATTGGCTTGAGGTAATCAATGTAGAAATTACTACCAATGCTTTTAGGCCATTGTTTCAGATGTCGATAGAGAGCCTGGATGTGTACCGCAAATCCATCAATAACACCACCGGTCAACCTGTGTATTTTGCCATTGTGGACAATACGATGGAGTTGTGTCCAACTCCTGATACCGCCAGAGATTTACAGCTTACTTACTACGCAAAGATAACTGCTTTGTCCGACAGCGATACAACCAATTTCTTGTCTACCGGCAGACCTGATGTCTATTTGTATGGCTGTTTGAAAAACGCAAGTGTTTATCTCATGGAAGATCAACGAGCCTTAATGTTCAATGCAGCATTTGAAAAAGGACTCGAAGAACTAAGGATGCAATCCGAGAAAGCTGAGTTTGCCAAAGGTAGCCTTATCCCCAGGAGGCGTACTTATGGTAAACCGAGAAAATCAGTATATTATTGGGGAAACAATTAGGAGTAAAAAATGGCTGGATTTTCAGATTATTTAGAGGATGCGGTTCTCAATCATGTCTTTGCTGGCAGTGCATATACCGCGCCAAGTACCTTATATCTGGCACTTTATACTGTTGCACCCACCGATACCGGTGGTGGCACAGAAGTATCGGGTGGCAGTTATGCTAGATTGGCGGCAACTTTTACAGTATCGGGAACTGATCCGACCACAGCAACTAACGCTGTGGCTGAGTTTGCAACCGCTACTGGATCTTGGGGTACTGTAACTTCAACAGGGGTTTTCGATGCCTTAACATCGGGAAACCTGTTGGCTTATGCAGACTTGACCACAGATAAAACAGTTGGAAGTGGTGATGTTTTCAGATTTGATGCTGGTGACTTAGATATAACCTTGGTATAACATTATGGCATCCGTAGGTTACGGATTTGGGCGATTCGGACACTCATTTTATGGTGAGCCGGTCTTTGAGTTTGGTGAGGCTACAATCGCGCAGATCAGTGGGTTTACAGCCGATTCCTCTGTAATATTTACTCCATCGGCTACGATAGCCCAGGTTTCTGGTTTTACCAGTACCGGACATATTGTATTTTTAGGTGCAGCGACAATAGCCCAAGTCAGCGGATTCACCAGCACCGGACATATTGTATTTTTAGGTGCTGCTACGATAGCAGCAGTATCGTCAGTAACCGCAAATGGTACACAGATAGATAAAGGTGAGGCGACTATTGCTGCGGTAAGCGGCTTTACTTCAACCGGCCATGTCATCAGTTTGGGTGCGGCAACAATAGCGGCAATATCTGGAACAACTGCTGCCGGGCAAATTGTAAATCTTGGTGTCGCTACGATTGCTGGTGTTAGTGGGTTCACCAGTACCGGACATATTGTATTATTGGGTGCTGCTACAATTTCAGCAGTATCATCTGTAATAGCTCTTGGTACACAGATCAACAAAGGTGAGGCTACGATAGCAGCGGTCAGTGGCTTTAATGCCAAAGGCACACAGATAGACAAGGGTGAGGCTACGATAGCAGCAGTATCTAGCTTTATCGCTGTCGGTGGGCTAAAATGGACAGATCAGACAGTTGGCACAACAATTTATAGCGATCAAACTGTGCCTACTACAACCTGGGAAGAACAAACAAACCCAACAACAATTTGGGATAAAGCAGCGTAATGTTTTTTTACATATCAAATAGGTTATTTTTATGGCAGACACAACCACCACGAATTTAGGACTCACAAAACCCGAAGTTGGGAGCTCGACAGATACTTGGGGAAATAAATTAAATACAGATTGGGATCTTGTCGATGCCTGTTTCAGCTCGACAGGAACCTCAGTTTCTTTAAATATTGATGGCGCTGTAATTGATTCAAGTGTCATCGGTGGCACAACTCCAGCCGCCGGTAGTTTTACCACTCTTTCAGCTACCGGCGCACTGGACTTAGATGGTGCGATCCAGTTAGATGCCACGCTAACAGTAGGCGTGGATGACACCGGCTATGACGTAAAATTCTTCGGAGCTACATCGGGTAGGTATCTTCTTTGGGATGAGTCTGCCGACAGCATTATTCTTTATGGCGATATGCAAACAGTTACTGCTGGCACATCCAACTTTGTTTTGGGTGTCAATGCAGGCGATAGTATAGCCTCTGGCGGTAATTATAATGTTTGTATTGGCGATGAAGCTGGTACAGCTATATCAACAGGTGATGACAATGTTGCTGTAGGTTATGCTGCTTTAGATGCTCATAGTACAGGTTCTGATAATACTGCCGTTGGAAACAATGCGTTAGGAGCGAATACGACTGCGAGTGACAATACTGCGGTTGGAAGTTCAGCATTGTTGGTAAACACCACAGGTACAGAAAGAACCGCTGTAGGAGTTGAGTCTAGTTATGGTTCAGATACAGAAACTGATAATACTGTTTCTGTGGGCTATCGTTCTATGTATATGAACGATGCTACATCTGCTGATGCAACAGATTCTGTAGCCATAGGGCATTCAGCCATGCTTGCAGACGCGGCAACTACAGCAAGTTTAATCAGTAACGTAGCTGTTGGCACAGATGCTCTTAGGATTGCTGCTACTACTGTAGGAGCAGTCAATTACAACGCAGCCGTTGGAACACAGGCTATGAGGTTGGGTGATAATACAACAGGATCAGTGCAATACAATGCAGCCCTTGGCTATGAGGCTCTTGAAGTTGATGCTAATACAACAGGATTAGTGCAATACAATGCTGCTGTTGGTTATAGAGCATTAAAGACTGCTTCAAACAC